ATGAAAAAATTCTTTCTCTTACTGCTGCTAGCCTCGGCTAGCGTTACGGCTCAGACATCTAACGAATCCGTCTTGCAAAAATCTCTTAAACCTTGGCGGCCCCTCTCGATAAACGACAATGGTGGCATCATCACTATGGTCACGAACGAAGACCGTGTTACACCTCAGGTTTACGAATCCATAATTCTTATGGGGGTTTGCGTGCCTTTTCTATCACAAAATGCCCATGTCTGGTATTTAAAGAATACCAGCGAAGTGCGTGTGCTGAATCGCTTTGGGCACAATGGATTTGCATTCGAATCGCCAAGGAAATCATGTAAAGAAGTCGCCAAATCCAAGAGGGATGATGCGGGATTGGTTATATCAACCTACACTCATAATCTTTAGAACCAGCCCCGCAAAGCGGGGCTTTTTCATATAGCAAAAGTAAGCTGATCGTTGCCGTAATGCGAGGCAGGAAACGCATCTGCGGGGATAAAGCCAGGTGGCAACTTTTCGCGATGACCACGCTTTGTCACCAGTTTTTCAACACTGTTCAGGGTGGTGAAAGTGATGCTGCACTCGAAGTTCTGGCACTGGTGATAATGCCGAACGGTTGTGTTACTCAATGGACGACTGGTGCGCGTTTTGGCAACGGCACCGCAAATGGGACACTTGAACATGATGGCCTCCCAGGCGGGAGTTGAACTCGCTCATATTATGGCCGTTAACTCTCACTTTCTGCAATCCATTCAGGTATTTTCGCTTCAAGCTCAAGTTGCGTTTTAAACCCGCCCTCGTCGATCGTGTGTGTGGCCTTCGCAATTATCCAGTCCTGATTATTAATATCTGCTTTAAAGCCCGACACGGTGCCATGCATTTCTGGGTACAGATCCGCGCGACCACGGGCGAGCGTCATATTAAATTCAGCAGCGCCGCGTTTGAGTTGTTGCCATTTTGCTGCGGCGGCGCGTTGAGCAGCAGTCTCGCTGGCGTACGTTGTCCGTAATACAAAAACGTTACCGTCTTCGCCCGCGATATAATCCCCTTCCCTGGCGCTACTGCGCGGCTTCTTCTGGGTCTTCTTCTTGCGAGTTTTCACAGTCACTTTTTTCTTTTTGCCAAACTCCATATCCAGCCAGTACGCCTGCACGCCGGTGTAAGCGTCACGGTCGGCAATGCGGAATGAATGCCTGTCACCGTTGGAGCGGGTGATCGCAAACTCTGGTAACGCTTTGCCGTTCGCACTGACGCCTCCCCCGGGGAGAATGAACAGCAGACAGCCGTTTTTGATGGTAGCAATCGCACCCAGCAGGTCGGCCATCCTCGTCAGAAATGACATATCGCTTTCCTGGGTCTGATCAGCGTGGTCAATCTCGGCATTCATCAGTTGCTCTGAAATCACCGGCGTCAGCTTGTAGCGTCGGGCAATGGCCGACACAATCCGCTCGACCGTCACGTCGTGCCAGGACACCTCGTGCTTGACGTTAAACTCGTCCCGAAAATCCGCGCTGCGGGCGGTTATCTCCAGCCTGTCCGGCGGCCCCGAATGGGCGACCTCGTCAACAGTGTAAACCCCTTTGTAAACCAGCGGCTCGCCCTGCCACCCCAGGGATACCGACAGCTCGGCACCGCGCGGCGGTAGCTCGATCAAGCCGTCGCTGTCGTCGATAGCAATGGTCAACTCGTCGGCCTCAAAGCCGCGGTTGTCGGTCAGCTCCAGTGAAATGATGCGAGGATCCAGCTGCGTCAGTGCTTTGCCGCCCATCAAGATGCTGAACGCTGGCACGCGCGACAGTTCGGACTGATAGTCCTGGAATCGCTGCGCCCCATCGTCCAGTAGCGCTTTTGCTTTGTCGATAGTGCCTGTTGTCAGTGCCATATTCATTCCCCCACACCGATGGTTTCATGCGCGCGCGATACTGGCGATGGCTTTTTGTTGTGACGGAATGGGCACAACCCTGAAGGCACGACAGCGCCCTGTATCCCGGCGAATATGACCACGAACTCACTCAACATGATGGCGGTAGAGTATGACCGACAACTTTTTCCACGGGGCGCGCGTCAAAGAAAATACCGACCTCCAGACCGCGATCAATGACATTGATTCAACGGTCATTGGTCTGGTTGCGGTAGCCGAAGATGCCGACCCTCTCGCTTTTCCACTTAACACTCCGGTGCTGGTGACACGTGTTATCAGCGTACTCGGCAAAGCAGGTAAAACCGGTTCGCTTTACAAATCGCTGAAAGCTATTTCTGACCAGGTCAGTACCCGCGTGATTGTCGTTCGCGTTGCTGAAGCCGAAGCCGGTGAAGGCAATCCAACGCAGTCGCAGCTGATTATCGGCGGCACACAGGCTGACGGCAGTTATACTGGGATGTTTGCCTTTCTGACGGCGGAGCAGAAAACAGGCTATCGCCCTCGTATCCTCGGCGTACCAGATTATGACACTGCCGAAGTTACCGCGCAGTTGCGGGTTATCGCGAAGCAGTTGCGGGCGTTCTCGTACAGCTACTGCGACGGCTGCGACACCATTGCGGAAGCGAAGACTTACCGCGAGACATTTGCGGAGCGCGAGGGAATGCTGATCTGGCCGAACTTCATCGCCTATAACCCGCTGACCGGTGTGAATGAAGAATTCCCCGCCGTGGCTTATGCGCTGGGTCTGCGGGCGCTTATCGATAATGAGCAGGGCTGGCATAAATCGCTGTCTAATGTGCCGGTGAAAAATGTGCTGGGTATTGCGAAGGACGTGTTCTGGGCGTTGCAGGCGGAAGACTCTGATGCCAACGAGCTGAACGCCAACGAGATCACCACGCTGATTAAGCGCGATGGCTTCCGCTTCTGGGGCAACCGCACGACGGACACCGAAGAATTCATTTTCGAGGTGTACACGCGAACCGCGCAGATCCTGGCTGACAGCATCGCGGAAGCGCAGTTCACCACCGTAGATACCCCGCTGACGCCTGCGAACGTGAAAGACGTGGTGAGCGGGATTAACGCCAAACTTCAGGCGCTGGTCACGGCGGGCAAGCTGATTGGTGCAGCGTGCTGGTTTGATATCGTCGATAACCCAACCGTTGGCCTGCGGCAGGGTAAAGCCATCGTGCGCTACAACTACAGCCCGGTGCCGCCGCTGGAAGATCTGACGATGATCCAGACGTTCACCGATCAGTACTACGAATCCGCTTTTGCATCGCTAGGGGGTGAATAGTGGCTATTCCTAAAAAACTCCGGCTGTTTACCCTCTTTGTTGACGGGGAAAACTTCATCGGGAAAGTACCAAGCGTCACGCTCCCGAAACTCACCCGGAAAACGGAAGACTACCAGGGCGGCGGCATGGTCGGCTCGGTGGCGGTAGATCTGGGTCTTGACTCCGGGGCGCTGGATGCGTCGATGGTGGTCGGCGGTGTGGTCGAGGCGCTGATCCTGAAATATGGCGGCGATATTGACGAAGTGCGCCTGCGTTTTGTTGGTGAGATTTACAGCGGCGGTACCAGCTCATTGCTGGAAGTTGAGATGCGTGGTCGCATTACCGAAATCGATCCGGGTGATGCGAAACAGGGTGATGACACCAACCACACTTACGCGATCAAAAATACCTACTACAAAGAGTCGGTAGACGATAAACCGCTGCTGGAAATCGACCTGCTGAACTTTATCTACAAGCGCAACGGTGAAAATCTTTACCCGGATCGCATTATGTCGGCGCTGGGCCTCGGCAACTGATAACCCTTTTTACTCACCTTTAAGGCGGCCTGCTGGCCGCCAGGAGAAAATGCTATGTCCGTTATTCTCAGTAAGCCGATTAAGCGCGGCGATCAGGAAATTACCACCATCACTATTAACGACAATATCAAGCAAGCTGGCTCCCTGCGCGGGCTGCGCCTGGTTGATGTGCTGAACTTCGATTTTGATGCTGTATCCACCCTGCTTACGCGCATCACCACGCCTTCGCTAACCAGCTCTGACGTCGGCTCTATGGCAACCGGTGACTTCACCGCGCTCTGTGAAGAGATCACGCCTTTTTTGACGAAACCGGCGCCGTCCGTACCGAACGCGGCGGAGACGGAGAGCGAGTAAGAGAAGCGGTATTTTCTGAGGTCGACGATCTGATCGCCGACATTGCAGTTATTTTTCACTGGCCGCCCTCCGAGATGTACGGCATGGAGCTGCGCGAGCTGATGGCCTGGCGCGAGAAGGCGGCCATCAGAAGCGGCAACCATGAACAGGAGGATGACGACGATGGATCTTAGTATTCGCGTTGCGTTCAGTGCTATTGATAAGCTCACCCGCCCGGTCAGTGCCGCCAGTAAAGCGATTGGCGGCCTTTCTGACTCCCTCAAAAAAACACAGTCTTCCATCAAAGACCTGGAAAAAGGTGCAGCGTCTTTCGACAAGTTGCGCTCGCAAGCTAACGACACAGCTCTGAAGCTCCAGAACACTCAGCGCGCCTTTGACGGTCTCAACCAGAAGCAGCGCGAAGGCGGTCAGCTTACCGAGGCTCAGGCGGCACGTATTGAAACGCTGCGCAACAAGCTCTCACGCCTGACGGATACCTACAACAAGCAGACTACCCAACTACGCTCTGCCGGGCAGGCGGTGCGCCAGCACGGCGTCAACCTGACCTCTGGCGGTGGGGCTATTCAAAGCGCCATCCGGAGAACCGAGCAATATAACCAGACGCTCGAGCGTGAGCGGCAGCGCCTCGCGGCGGTAACTCGCGCGCAGGCAAGCTATGAGAAGGCAAAAGAAACCGGCGCGAAACTTCGTGGCGGTGGCACGATGGCGGTGGCCGGTGCGGCGGCTGCCGGATACGCAGGCGGGCGCTTTCTTGCTCCTGCTGTTGGCTTTGATGAGGAAATTTCGCGCGTACAAGCACTGACACGGCTTGATAAAGGTGATTCTCAGCTTGCTGCACTGCGCGCGCAGGCGAAAAAGCTTGGCGCGGAAACGGCCTTTACTACCCGTGATGCCGCCAGTGGCCAGGCGTTCCTTGCGATGGCTGGCTTTACTCCGCAATCAATCCAGGCGGCCTTACCTGGCGTACTGAATATGGCGCTAGCTGGCGGGATGGAGCTGGGTGAAAGTGCCGATATCGGGTCAAACATCCTTTCTCAATTTACCCTCCCCGCTGGCGAAATGAATCGCGTCAGTGACGTACTGACCGCCGCATTCACCCGCACCAACACCGATCTGCGAAGTCTGGGTGATACGATGAAGTATGCCGGGCCTGTCGCGTCAAAGCTAGGTATCAGTCTGGAGGAGGCGGCCGGGATGGCAGGCATCCTGGCCAACAACGGGCTTCGCGGTAGCGATGCTGGTACAGCTATGCGTGCTTCGCTGGCCCGCCTCGCATCTCCTACAGCCGGGGCGGCAAAGGCATTAAAACAGCTCGGCATATCAGTATCTGATGCCGGTGGCAAAATGCGGCCAATAGAAACTATTCTTTCCGATCTCTACAAGGCGACAAAAAAATACGGACAGGTTGATCAGGTCAGCTTTTTTAAAGATATCGCAGGGGAAGAGGCTTTTGTTGGTCTGCAAACACTGGTTGCTGGCGCTGGAAGCGGGGAGTTGCAAAAGCTCGTTCGCGAACTAAAGGTCGCGGGAGGCGAGGCATCCGCCGTCGCTAAAAAAATAGCTGACAACCTGAGCGGCGATCTAAAGAACCTCGACAGCGCTTGGGAAGGATTTCGCATTCAGATTGAGGAGACCGTTGATGGCCCGCTTCGCAAATTAACGCAAGGTTTAAGCGATGCGATTACAACAGCGATTGAATGGGTTAAAGCCAACCCACGTCTCGCGCAGACCCTATTGCTTGTTGCGGGCGGTGCGCTGGCGTTGACTGTCGCTGTTGGCGCGCTCTCGCTTGCTGTCGGCATTCTGATTGGCCCACTGGCCAAACTACAGCTCGGCTTCACAGTGTTAACCGGTGGTCGGGGTATTCTCGGCACAATTGCCGCATTCCGCACTCTGGGTACTGCCGCTGGCCCGGTGATGGCAAGTATGCGCGGCTGGCCCGTCGTTGTATCGGGTGTCGCATCCGGTTTCGGGAGGATCTCAGCAATACTTCCCGCTATCCGTGCAGGATTGTTAGGTGCATTTCTCGCGCCTGGTGCTGCGTTGACCTCTCTGGGTAAAAACCTTGCCATGCTGATGCTCAGACTTACCGGGCTCCCTGCATTGTGGGGGATGATTACTGGTGCGGTATCTGTGCTGGGTGGCGCACTGTCTTTCCTGTTAAGCCCAATAGGGCTGATTGGTGCAGCATTTGTCGCCGCCGGGCTGCTGATCTGGCGCTACTGGGAGCCTATCACAGCCTTTTTCTCTGGCTTCTTTTCTGGTGTGTGGCAGGCGCTAACGCCTGTCAGAAGCGCCTTTTCTGCACTGTCGCCTGTTTTCTCCGCTCTGGGTAATGGCATCAAGGCTATCTGGGAGTGGTTCAAAAACCTGCTGACCCCGATGCAGACCAGTAAAGACACGCTGGATAAGTGCGCGTCAGCGGGTGAAACCTTCGGGCGCGTGATGGGGACAGCACTTAGCGTTCTGCTCTGGCCGCTTCAACAATTAATGAATGGCGTCAGTTGGTTGCTTGAAAAGCTGGATCTTATTCCTGACGGGATCGAAAGAGCTAGGCAGCAGGCTGACAAAGCCCAGCAGGCGCTTGAGGCATCAGCGGTCGCGCTGGCCGGACATCAGCTCCCCCTCGCGCAGGCTACCGTGTCCGCAGGTACTAAGCCACCGGTTATCACTGGCGACAACGGCACTCTGCGACGCCTGAACAGCATCGCTGATAACACAAAAGCGACGGCGAATAACACGAAGAAGATCGGCCCCGGCGATATTGTCTTTAAAAACCTGCCGCGTGCGCTGGCGCTGCGTGGACCCTATCAGGAAGCGCGGGTTATTCCGCAACCGGTGCCGCGCGTTTCTGCGACGGCGGCTGGCGGCATTCTGTCGGTGCCGACGGCAACGCAAGGGGCGACGTCTGCTCCGGTCGCTGCCGCGTCGGGTGCCGCGCCGTTCTTCCAGTTGGTCTTTAACGACGTCGGTAAGCGCTCGGATCAGGAACTTGAAAAAATGGTTCGCAACGCGGTGCGTGATGCAATGGCCAGCACCCGCAAAACTAACCGTGGTTCATTCCGCGATCGGGAGTAAGGAGATCTTTTATGATGATGGTTTACGGAATGTTTGTTTTTACGCTGCGCACTGTGCCGTATCAGCAGTTGCGTCACGCGCAGGAGTGGCGTCACGTTAAGAATGACCGGGTTAATCAGTCAGCGGCCTGGCAGTATATCGGGCCGGGTGACGACACAATCACGCTTGACGGCGTGCTCTACCCTGAAATCACCGGCGGACGGTGGTCGCTGTCAGTACTTGAGACAATCGGCTTTGCCGGTCGCCCGTGGCCGCTTATTGAGGGTGACGGGCAGATTTACGGGATGTACGTCATGACGCGGCTGGAGCGGGGAAAAATGGAGTTTGATCGCTATGGCAACCCGAAAAAAATTGAGTTCACTATCAGTCTGAGTCGGGCGGATGCGGATTTTCGCGAGAAGCTACAGACTTCATCGGTCAGTGATGTACTGGATGATCTGAAGACCAGCGCGACCAAAGCTGTTAACTCTGTGTCAAACTCCCTCAGTAGCCTGTTTTAACCAGCAAAAAAGCCCCTGGATGCAGGGGCTCTCACTACCGGCAGATACTGCCATTTCTGGCCGTGATGGTACCGCACCGTCATTCCCGGCGGTGCTGTCCTGAACTGCAGCACTGCTATTTTTGACGGTGCTCGATACTACGCCACCCGCGCCCAACACATCAGCAGAGTGTGAGCCTCAACCACGCTAATTGCCTGGCCATCGCCGAGATTTGCGGTTTTACCGGTGACCTCGTGGTCGTGTGGCGGGATCACAAACTCATGTTCATGATCTTCGACCTCGTCCGTCTCCCCCAAATTCGCCGGGTTAAAACGCTGACTGATATCACCGCCAATCTCCCACGGGTTATCCCGGCTCGGCACGCCGCCGTGCTTATGTTTACCGGCGGGCTTCGTGGTCAATGTCTCTTCTGGCTGCTCGCTGGTTTTGCCACTGACGTCAATCTGCACAGTGGGCAGGTTAGCCCGCTGGAGCGTGACGGTATCGCTGCCGTCGGTCTGCCCTACGTCCGAACCGTCAGCCTTGCCGACGCGGATCGTTTTGTTCTCACCGGTGTAAACCCACTCCGACCACGGATAACGCTCGTTAGGGTCAATATTCTGCGCGTAAAACTTCACCGTGCCGACCGGGTTATCCTCTTCCCAGAAATCACGCTTTGCCGCTGTGATGGCACTGCTGATGGCCAGCTGAATATCAGTATTCAGCGAACCGGCCACCTCATCGGTATAATCTTTTGCCTCAGCCTTAGCCTTGTTCAGCTCTTCAATCGTCGCAAGAATGACCGACGGGTCGGCTTTTAGCTCCACCTCCGCAGTATTATTGACCGCAATCCAGATATTAACCGACTGAAGGCGCCCCGACCCCTCCGCAAGCTGTGGCTTGTAAGAAGGAGGCAGGCTGGCAACGACCAGGCACTCTCCACCACTGCTGTATAGCGCGGCCTCCCTCAACCAGAACCCCCCAACCTGTGGAAGCATGATCATTTCAGCGCGAATGATGTTCGCCGCATCATCAGCGATAATCAGCCTGTTCAGTGGGGCGCGAAAGACTTCATTAATCAGCTGCGTTTGCGCCGGGTCGACGCCGGGGGTCGATCCGCCCCCGTCGCCTACGGCCATTTCAGCAAAATCTACAGGAACGCCGGTTATCGCGGCCTGTGCAAAGCGTTCCTTACCCTTGTCGGTCAGTATTGAATAATATTTTTCAGCCATATCATGTCCACCTGAGTAAATCTTTAATCCGGTGAGGCGGCCATGTGGTCGCCCTGCCGCGCGCGTGGTGGATCAGCTAAACAGCCCGCTCACTGCATCCATTTCTGTAGCGATGATCGTCAACGCGGAACTCTCAGCCAGCGTTAAATCATCCATGCGCGCACGATAGAATCTGCCGGCAAATGCTGCCGCATCAGCGCGATCGGAACCTACGCCGTTATAGGTAATGGCCGCTGCCGGGTAGGCAATTTTCGCGACAAAGGCCCCCTCATAGACAAGCGCGCCATCCAGATAAACCATCCCCTTTTGCTGCGTACCGTCTGACGACTCGACATAGCGCACGCTCAGGCAGTGCAGGTTTCCGTCAACCAAACCACTGAGGTACGGCAGAATTGAATAGTTAACCCCGCGCACACTTACGGTAAGCGCCGTAATGACACCATTGGTGATCGTCGGGAAAACCTGCATCAGGCGGTTGGCTGTGGTGGCATAACTGGTGGCAGCAATGCCTACGATAACGTTATTAAACCCCGCATTACCCGCATTGGCCGGGTCGATTTTCAGCCAGAACGTGTGCATGTAGTCCGTCATGTCAGCGGTCGGTATAAAGCCAGCGGGCATCTGGAAATACTGGCGAGACGTTTTATCGAAAACCATTCCATTAGCGACCCCGTCGTAAGCCAGGGAAACCGAGCCGACTACGGCGGGGTCATTATCAACCCAGCACAAATTATTTAATGGCGTGCCTGACGGAAGATCCTGGCCGCCCCCCGCCCACCCGTGACTGACGTCAATTAATCCCAGCGTTCCGGCATTAATTGCCGGATCCCGGTACATTTTTAGCTTTGTTTTGACGGACAACGATAAAAACTGCTCTGCTTTACCGGCCATTATTTTACCCACCCTTTACTTTTAAAAAATAGATAGTTGAATTCAGCATTGACCTCTGCACCGATATAAAGCGCGTCACTTTTTAATACCTGTGATGGATGCAGCGTGTCAGTTCGCAGTGATGTTGGCGTGGTATCATTTTCAATATCAGCTACGTCCTGGGCGGATGCCGGGTTGTGGTGATTTTTGAAATTCTGCAATAAATCCACGCCGTCTAACTCAACGTAATTTTCAGGACATAACAATCGGGCTTCTTCATTAATCCTGTGGATGCGTTGATATCCATCCGTTCCGCGAATCTCACTGGCCTGCGTAAACTGCGGCATGTAGGCAAAGCGAATACCGCGAGGCTTGAGGTAGCCCACCATACTTTTGAGATCGTTAATAACCTCCCACCAGAGCGTCGTGTTGTTTCGCCCGCACGTCAGCAACACAATGGCCTCGTCGTGCAGGTCATAACGCGTGCCTGCCGCAACAGAACCCACGACCGTTGAGGTGGTGTATGGATAAACAAACAGAGGGAGCAAAGCGGGAACGTTGACCGCTACGCCTGCAACATCACGGGTAAAATACGCCTGAGAGCCCGACCAGTTAAAGGTTCCGTCAACGCCTGCGAGGCTGCACTTAATGCCTGTCATGGCGCCATTCGATGCAGAAGCGGCTGGGCCCGGAAGATTTGGCAGCAGGTTTACTGAGCCGCTGGCGGGAATAACACCACCATCAGGCATGCAGTGGAATGGAGCCCCACCTTGTCGCGCTGCGACAGCTGTCGATCGCAATCCTGACTTGCCAAAGTTATATGTGGTTAACCCCGTCAGCTCGCGCAGCTTATTCATCATCACGGGCTGTTCCATGAACGAATCACCCCAGCCAACCAGAATATTGCGAGAAATGAGGGGACGAATAATCCCGGACTCATCAAGGAAATACCGGCCGCCGGGCACATTATCTTCTCGATCTGAGTGCCAGGTTAGCAATCCGTCAGGCCCAACATCAGGCAGGCTCTCATTAGCGGTGCCGTCGGTTAACTGCGTTTGTGCGCCGGTCACTGTATCCAGAGTGAAAATCTGACTTCTGCCTTCCACCTCCTCGGTGTAAGGGATTTTTAGCATGCGGCTTTTACCAAAAAGCTGAGCTGCGTCGACGCCGCCAACATATAACTTGTCAACGTTAATCTCCGAGAAGGAATGATGGGGCAGGATGTAGTGGATGCCGTTTTTGACATAAGAGAGAACATTCCCTTCTTTGTCACAGGTGATATTGTCGTACCCGGCCCATGATTCCATTTCCCCGCCCTTATTGAAGATCCCGGGGTCAAGCAATTTACTGGCGCCTTCGTGCGTCAGTGATCGCGTGGTTAATTCGTCCGTCTCTACCGGAATAAAGAAAACACGCTTCCCGTCACGGATGCATTCCAGGATATATTTATCTTTATCCAGCTTAATATCCTCGTCCTTTATCGACGCCAGCTCCCCGCCGGGTTTGAATACCTCTGGATCTAAAAATTTACTGGACTTTGCCAGCCCGATCAGGTTCTCAGCCATGATGGCGGGAGGAATTGCGGCAGGATCGATGGCGATACCGTTAATTTCCAGCTCGTCGGTTGTGATCTTTTCTGACCAGACGGGAACAAAAAACATTCTCATACCATCTCTGATGCATTCCAGGATGAAGTTATCCTTATCGAGCTTAATATCCTCATCGGTAACCCTTGCCAGTTCCGATCCCGCCGCCCCGACCTCAATAAATCGGGAGGTGTTATTAAGAGGGAGCAGGTTGGCTACGGATTCCGACACGGCGTCAACGGCGGCCTTGCTGACGGTCTCCGAAAGCGGGATCGCCGTACCATTATCATTGCGGTAAAGCACCTCGCGCCCGTCGGTCTCGCCAGAAAAAACAACGCGAAACGTCTGGCCGGTAAATGTCGCGGCAATTCCCGTTATGGTACCGTCTGGATCCTCGTCGGTGGGGAAAATGGTTACTGTGAACGACTGGCCATCGAGTATCTTTTTACCGGTAGATACTGCAACGCCATCAGCATTCCTGAATTCTTCAGCCCACACTCTGGCATCTTCAGATCTGACGGAAAAAATCGCCCCCTCCGGAATTTTTCCGGCAGAGATTGCAGCCTGCGCATCCGGCAGCGATGTAAACGGTAGCTCCCCCGACTTAATTAGCGTGTTGTAAGCCTCCAGTTGCCCTTTGAGATACTGAGTTCGGTTCGCCAGAATAGTAGCCTGAACATTCACCAGACCCGTTTTCCCTCCGGCAACCTTGTCCGTCCGGGCAATGAGCGGGATTTCATTTCCCCATTGAGATTCTTCGTTAATCGCAGACATATTCAGCCCCCGGAGTAATAATAATTGCCGTCATAATTAGCCATTTCGTCGTAATAAATACTGTCATCAGGTTTATAGCCCTGCGGGTAAACCGTAATAATTTCGCCATCAAAAACGCAGGAACCGAGCCATGCCGTGCCTCGCGAGCTGGCCGCGATTTTCAGCTGGGCCAGGTGACGACTCACCGGCTTTGCATCGCCGATAAGGCGGCTTAATTCATCCAGGGTTCTCGGCGTCAACCCGACCTCGTTAACGTCCACCTCCAGCCGGAATGTGCCCGGTTCGTCGCCGACGTCGAACCATTCCGCGAATGTGGAAGAAAAACCCATGTCCTCGATCACCCGCCGAACAGCTGCGCGCGTACCCTTTCGACGGTGCAGCCAGTAGGATTGCTGGATAGCCGCAATTTTTCGCTCTGCTGGCCAGTCCTTATCCCACCGGTCTACTGACAGTGCCCAGGCAAGATACGGCAGCAGATCAACCGGGCAGGCGGTGGGCGTCCAGAGTGTGCGAAGTGCTACCGTTATGGCTGACAGCCTGGCGGCAGCGCCCTCGGCGCTGCGCATCCATGCCGTTGAGGATGGCGGGAGAAGAGAGTTATTCATCCGTCCCGCCATTGTCCACGGTGTAACCGGTATTGCGGGCCGCCTGGGTGTTATCAATCTGGAGATCGTCAGCAGGCGTGTTAATCACCACTCTCTGCACACCCTGGACATGCAGCGCCGCCGAAATAGCGGAGCGCACGATATCGCGGCCAATTTTCTTATCGTTATCAGCGAGGAACGCCTGAAGCGACGCCATGGCCGCATTAATAATCGGCTCCGACTCCGGGCCGGGATAGAGGTACAGCGTGGCGTCGATCTCGTACTCGACGATCTCCGCGCTCTGCACTGTTACTCTGTCTCCCAGAGGGCGCACCTCCTCATCATTGACAGCTGTGGCAACGGCGGCCAATAGTTCCGCCGATGCGGTACCGTCGCCTTCAGTTGACAATACCGCCACGACCACTTCAGCCGGCGACGGGCTGGTTGCCCGCGCGTCAGAGACCTGGCCACTGGCGCTGCGGGCAAAATACTCATACGCCGCCGACGGCCCGGCAACGCTCATTCCCTCAAACGCGGCCTGCGCGCGCAGGCGCAGGGCTTCATCACCTTCCGTTACTGCGTCCGCCGTATCGGTCGCCGCGGTGATAACCAGGCGCTCCGTGTCCAGATTGGCGGCGATATTGTCCAGATCGTCGCCGGTGGCATGACTCAGCATGCAGGCCGCCGCCCCTTCGTTAATGCGCTGGCGTAACAGCAGCTCACGGTAGGCTATCGCCTGAGCGATGATGGTTAACGGCTCCGATTCCAGCGTCAGCGCCGCCGCAACAGCGGCCTGCTGATCCTCAGGGAATGCGGCCACCATTACCGCTTTTATCTCAATGAGGATGGTCTCGAAGTCCAGCGCCTCAATAATGGTCGGTGATGGCAGCTGAGACAGGTCAATTGTTGGCATTGGCATCTCCCTTTAACGTCACCGCGCGGGTGCTCTTTTCCATCGTTTCGGTCAACATGCCTGACAGCTCAGCGGTTACGGCACCACTGGCGGAATACGTCACGTTGATCGTATCCAGCACAATGCGCGGCTCCCACGCCGCCAGCGCTATCACCGCCGCGCTCATCAGTTGCAGGCGGGTCACGTCGTTTTGTGGACTGTCGATAAGATCAGGGCACAACGAGCCGTAGTTACGGCGCATCAGGCGGCTACCAACCGGCGTCAGCAGAATGTCGTTAACCGACTGCCACACATGATCCTCGTCGGTCAGGGTGCCGGTGCCTGCGGCATTCATGCCGCGATAGCGTTCTGTCATTTTGTGCCCACCGTCCAGTCGCCACCGCGCTCAACCTCGCCGTGATTGTGGTCATCCACCTGCACGCCGTTAGATTTGAACGCTCCGCCGGTGTGATTAAAATTGCCGCGCATCTCCCCGCCCTCGGAAATATCCAGACTTTTCGCGCGCAACAGGTTGGTGCAATCCACCTCCGGTGTATCCAGGGTGATTTTGACTGACGCTTCAACCACGGCAGATTGAATGCCCTTCACCTGCAATGCGCCTGCCTCCGCGTCGTAGCGAAACGTCGCGCCGTCCGGTGCGGTCACCACCATCTCATTACGCGACGCTCCCGGCGCCGGGTTATCGTCGCTATAGAGACTGCCGCCGATAAAGGCAACGTCGGTATTGCCGCCCAGGCACAGAAACCAGACCTGCTCGCCGATGGATGGCGGCACCCAGACTTTAAACACCCCGGCCCGCTGCGCGTTCCAGCGTAACCAGGTGGTTTCCAGTCCACCGCTTTGCACACGAACGCGCCATTTGTCCTCGTCAATCTCCGTCACCGTACCGGTGCGGGCGATGTTCTCAATCAGTCGAAGCAGCCCGGCAATCTCCATCAGCGTACCCCCAGCGAGTCAATCACCTGGCGGGCTATCGCCATACGGTCGGCCTTACTCAGGCCCAGCAGCTCGCGGCGGGGATAGGTTCCCATTGCGCCGCTGCCGTTGATTTTGTCCCGCAAACCGAACTGATGGACGCGGGCGATACGGGCGGCAACACCGGAAAAACCCACTTCGACACCGTCAGGTGTGGCGCTGGTTTTGAGAAAACGAGCGGTACGCAGGCGGCGGAACATCGGATCGGCTTTCGTGGTATTGCGGCGCGTCTCGTTAAAGTTGATATCGAGATAGCGCTCAATGTCTTCTCTGTAGAACGAGCGAACCGCGCCGCGCTCTTCGTCAAATCCGGTCAGCATGCGACCATGGCGGCCACGAATGGCCCGCCAGTTGCGCAGACGACGGTTTTCACCCTGCCAGACAAAACCGATCCCGGCCTGTGAGCGCAGCACGCGACGGCGGCGGGTCGGGAACGTCGAGCCGTCCGGTGCTTCCTGTCTGCCGATGCGCTGGCTTTGACTCCGGCGCAACATGGTGCCGACGCTGCGGGCGGTACGCTGCCGTCCTGCCGGAGACATGCCCGACAGGATGGTCGCAAATACCTCATCAAGCTGGCTGAAGAGTGCGTCGTTATTGCTCATGCCAGCGTACCTCCCGATTCTGGATTGAAGACCATCTCCCACTCACCACCGCTAAAGCGGGGGCGCGATTCTGCCAGGTGCTCCGCTTTCTGCGTACCGTTTTCCGTGGTCACTATGACGCGCTCCCAGACCGGCACTTTAAACAGAATGTCGGCGACGTCGTCGTTGATAATATCGGCGTCAAACTCCACCTTGCGGTTATTGTCAGGATTCAGCAGCAAATCGGGCTGCTGCTGCCAGATCCACGCCAGCAACGGCAACATCAGATCGTCAATCTGGCCGGGAAAATCCATCGCCAGCACCTGGATGGTGTAGTGATACATGAACGACGATTCGCCGGTCGCCTCGATCTGGATATGGCCTTTTTCCACCCATACGGTGATTTGTTCCGGGTTGGCTTTGCACCAGGTATTACCGGCGATAAGCGCAGCGCGCAGCAGTTCGGCTTTTTTCACTTTATCCCCCTGGCGGTGCGACGTAATTCCAGTTCACGAATACCCGCTTTATCGGCGTTACAGGTATCCAGTGCGTCAAGCAATGAATCTGTCCAGACAGCAAGCCCGCCCCACGTCATCGGCCTGTCCGGTGGTGGTGGAACGTCAGTTTTTGCCGTCAGACTTTCCGGTAAAGGCTCCTGAATAATCTGCGGCGCTGACTTCTTCGGCTCGCTGGTACAGGCTGTCAGCGCCAGCAGCAGGCACAGGAGCAGCGGCGCAGCCGTTACCGGCCAGTGCTGTTTTGATGTTTTCACGTCTGTTCTCTCCCGTTGCTGCTCGCTGTTGATTTAGTTTCTTCAGTCCGGCCTCAACCTGATTGACGTCCTGGCGTAGCGCCCTGACCTCGACCAGCACATCGCCGGTCTGTTTCAGTTCTTCCCGGGTGCTGGTCAGTGATTTCTCTGCCTGTTCGCGCTTATGACTTTGCCACGCAAGGCCGCTGACGGCGGCAATCAGCAGGGCAAACATCACGATGGCGAGAATGGCTGTCGCTTTCATTTCGCCCCCTTCAGCGCAGGGTCGGATAAGCACCACGCCTGAAAATCTTCCCGGCGGTTAACCAGTCCCTGCGAACGTTTACCAGCGGAATTGACAAAGTCCGTCAGCCGTTCGCAAACGCCCTTCCAGTTGCCCGCCTGCGCATGGCGCCAGAGGGTGGTTCGTACCTTCTGGCCTTTGCTGTTGGTGTACCACCCCAGCCCGGTGCAGCCGACGTTAAAGTTGCCATCGGTCATGCTTTCAAAAACCTTCTGCGGTGCTGCGGCGCCGTTAAACTCGCGGTTCGTGCACTTTTCGGCACGCATTAAATCGTTAACCCAGCGCCCGGCGATCTCACCCTCGGCGTACTGGCGATTCTCCACTTTCGACGTTGAGCCGATCCCCACCGTCAGCACACCTGCCGGGCAGTAGTACGGGGTCTTACGGCAGTCCTCGTACTTCGCCATCTTCAGTTGCGCTTCCAGGCTGGTACGCAGTGACTGCGGCCATAGCGTGGCGGCCAGCGAGATGATCGCCGCAGTTGAGCAGGCAATTATGCGTTTTTTCATCGTTGTGCCCCCCGGATACTGCGGATCAGCTCTTTAACGTCCTGCCGGTTCTCTGTATCGTCGCGAATGGCGTCGATCAGTTCGTTCAGCAGCGTGTTGTTTGTCTCCTGGATGCGTGCCATGCGACGACGATGCAGCTCGCCGAATACAGCGGCAGCAATACCGATCAGCACACCAATGGCCGCCAGCCAGTCCTTTTGCGTCATCACGCCGATGCTGGTCAGCAGCGTTGACCAGGAGTACGTCACGCCATTCCAGATGCGATTGATTAAGTCCATAGCTGTACGCTCTCCTGTGCTGCCGTGGTGCTGATTTCTGGCAACTCCACTACCTGCCCCGCCTCAAGGAAGATTTGACCGGCCAGCGCCTTATTGGCGGCCAGCACAATTTCGGTCACGCCCTGCGTGGTGCCGTAGTGCCGCTGGCACAGCAAATCCACGGTGTCGCCCTGCAATGCCTGCACTTTCATCAGAATGCCTCCGCAGAATTGCGCACGGTGCCGCGAATATCGGATATTGCCCAGCGTGCATCGCGCCACATATCATCTGCCTGCGACGCCAGCGCAACGGCGCGCTTCTCGCCCGCATCACCGGTGGTGTCCACGTCCCGATTCGTTCCGAGGATGTGCGCGCGGGCGATACTGAATACTGCCCGACGGAAGCGATGAACCTTAATACTCTCGTTGTTAACCCTGACCGCCGGGACGTCAGCCAGTCGGGTATAACCCGCCGCCTGCTGGGCGGCTTGCCAGTCAGCGAGCTGATCGAGGGCGTGGGATACCCCTTCAATAACGGCTTGCTTCAGGCGCGAAGTCGTCACCGCGCCATTGATGCGCATCTCCATGCGCACATCGCTCAGGGCGATTTCCGGCCAGAACTCCCCGGCGGTAACTTTCTCGCCACCGTCGTCAGTGTCCGGCACGTCCTCCGAAGAGGGGGTAACAGTGCGACCGGCTACAAGGCTCATCGAGTCGTCTCCTGAATGGGTGGCGGTGAGCAGACGGAGAAAAGAAAACGCAATGCGTTGCAGATCTCCGCCCGCGCCGCCAGCGCACGGGGCGCAAGTCGGTTATTTTTTAGCGGCAGGCGTTTTTTTCGCTGTTGTTTTGCGCGCCGCCGGTTTACGGGTTGTGCTTTTGCGGGTGGTTCTGGTTGCTGTGGCGCTGGCCACTACCGCCGGTTCTGGCGTTGCTGCAGCGTCGCCTGCGCCGGTGTCGTCCACTGCGGTATCGCCGCCAGCATCGCCAGCGCCTTCAATGCTATCGCCGCCATCGGTACCATCAGCATCACTGCCCCCACCTGCGCCCGCCTCTGCGGAGGCTTTTTTCACCACGCGAGCCAGTCGCTCAATCTCTTTTTTCACCCCGGCGCCCGCGTCCAGCGTCAGCGCCTGTCGCAACAGTGCCAGCGCAGTGGTCTGCTCTTCGGTTGTGCCATTGCGCAGCGCGAAGGCGCGGGCTTTACAGAGCTTGGCGCGAACCACATCGGGCATATCGCTGCCGGCGGTGAACTCTGCAACCTCATCGAGCACCACCAGATAGGACGTGACGTCGGTCGCATCGTCGGCCTTGACCTGCACCAGGATCGGATCGCAAATTTCATCAACCAGGGCGGTTGCAGCAGTGCGGTTGAACCGGTCAGGCATCAGCAGCCCATGCGTGACAACGTAGCGGCCAATACGGGCGGCCAGCGCGTAATCACCGGCATCAATCGCCCACACCATCAGAGTGACAATCACCTCATCCTGCCTGCCGCTGTCGCCGTCGAGCGTACCCTCTATCCAGCCCTCGTAATGCGGGAGTAACTGGCGTTTCATCGCCGCTTTCGCCTGGTCAGACTGCACTCGCCTTAATGCACTCTGATCCATGCGCAACCGGTGCATGATTTGCTCGTGAGCCGTTCGGGCTGTGTCCGACTGCTCGTCGGTTTTGCCATGACGTTCCGCCATGACCTTCTGAAAATGTTTTTGTGCCGGTGTCAGCATGGTTTCTTCCCCGATTAACGGCGGGCCGTAGCCCGCCAGTGCGCGGTTACTCGCCGCCCGGTGCTTCGGCAAAGGTGATGCCGTCGATAAAGGCCACGGCGCCGTAATCCTCAACAATGAAGTCGTCATTCGAGGACTGGTACGTTGCCACGCGGTTGTACTCCGGCTCCTCTTTGATCGTCCGGCGCAGACCGCCGCGCTGGTAGTAGACCGAGAGGTTTTTAAACGGCGTGATGAGGATCGCGTTACCCGGCATGTAAGGCGCGATAAAGGTCGGCATGTTGCCTACGCGCTCCTGCGCCACAATCAGCTGACCGGCCAGCATTTCGGTGTTCGGGTTGGTCTGGCTCATGGCGTTGATGGTCGGGAAGTTGCTGGTTGTCAGCAGATCGCCGGACAAAATCACCACGTTGTCAGGGTTACGCTTATGCCACTCGTCCATGAGACTGTTTTTAGCGTCATAGACCGCCGCCGCGACGTTGCCGTAGGTGCCCTGGGCGACAATGGCGTTGTTCTGGTCACGCGAGGTGATCGTCACGCCGGTAATGCGACGGTGTGCAGCTTCATTACGAATTTTTTGCAGCCAGCCGATGCCGCAATCCTGCAACAGCGGATTCGCTGCGCGGTCTGATGGGTCGGCGTAGCTGGTACCGTTAAAGCCGATCATGATGCGGTCGAGCGACATCTGACGGGCCATAGCAGAACTGATAAGCGGCTGGAAGTTCGGCTGATGCGCCCACGCATCCATTTGCGCGTAGCTGACGGCGTAGTCGTAGTTGGTTTTGCGGCACAGGTAGTTGTACGCGTCCATCTGGTCATTAGCGCCGGGATTGCGGCGATTGGTTGTGCTGTTGTTGACGCCCGCCAGCGGGCCTTTGCTGCCGATCAGGATTTTCTGGCCGATCTGCTCTTCCACGCCAAAGACGTTAATCAGCTTCAGAAAAGCATCATCCTGCTGTGCGGCCGCCTCAAGGCGCTGCTGTACGGTCGGGTCAACGCTGAACTGTGCCGCAACGGCGGCGGCGCTGACGCCGTTAAGCTGCGCCTGCCGGGCAACGTAGCTGTCAAACAGCTTACGGGTAGGGTTTCTCATGTGCGGGATCTCTCGTTATGGATATCAGTAGTCAGCAAGCTGCGCGTTATTGCCACCGCCAGCCGCAGGGCGCTGGCTGAAATTGCCGTCTGTACCTTCAAGCTGTCGGTGCAGTGCGGCAAGGTCGGTTGTCAGCTTCTGAATGGCGGCTTTGTCCTGCTGGCGCTCCTGCTCGGCAGCACTGAACTGCTCGCCCAAATCAACCTGAGACTGCGCCACAGCCTCAACAGCCTGATGCACCTGACCGAAGCGCTGATCGTCGGTTTTCTGGCCCTTGCCGAGAATACCCATCACCCGGTTAAACCACTGCTTACCCTCATCGCTGCGCTGGGCGGCCAGATCGATCACCTCGGCTTCCAGAGCTTCGGTAAACATTGGTGCCTCACCCTGCTGATTGTTAAAGGCCATCACCGATGCGCGTTGCTGTGCCGCAAACTTCAGACGATCGGTACCTAGGCTCGCCGGGGTGTCGGTCATTGCCAGTCCTACGACATAGGCCTTACCGTTGAGAGCGAACTGCGGGTGCAGCTCAATGCTGGAATAGACCTTCTGGCCTTTGTTAGTCAGCTGCACCATGCGATCAGATGGTTCGATCTCAGCATAAAGCGCCGTACGCCCGGCTAACGGGCCGTCGGTAATATCTTCTGTGCTGAGCGCCACTACATCGCCCATTGCGCCAAAATCGCTACCCGGAAACATAGAGAGATAGTGCTCAATGTTGACGCGTGCGCCGTACACCTCCTGGCTGTAATTCGCCGCCGCATCGCGGAGGTGTTGCGGCTGAATTTCGCGGCCATCCACGGTATTCCCGGAGACGGCAACGCGAAACTTCTTACGGGTTTTAGCTGTGCCTGCCATGTTCGTTTACTCGCTGTTTTTTGAGTTCCCGGAGATGATGGCAGGGGCTGGCGCACGCGCTCAACGCGTTGTTGTTGTGAGGGGATCACCACAACCAAAAGCGGGCGAAAGCACCCGCGCGCGCGGGTTAATCTCCCCGGCAGGAAGCGAGGAGGATTAATGGCGACTGAAGAAGCATTCATCATGCTGCGGGCACGGCAGCTCTACTGGCAGGGGTACCCCCCGGCGGAGATCGCGCGCCTGATGGGTATCAATCAGAATACGATTTACTCTTGGAAAAAACGTGACGAATGGGACACCACGCCACCGATCCAGCGCGTTACGACGTCCATTGATGCACGACTGATCCAGCTCACCAGTAAGGACACAAAAACCGGGGGCGACTTCAAGGAAATTGACCTGCTGACGCGACAGCTCAAGAAGCTGGACAACGGAACGCCAGCGACGCAACCGAAGAAGAAGATCCGCAAGAAACAGAACTTCTTCTCAGAGGCGCAGATCTCCGCGCTGCGGGCCAACATTATCGACTCACTGCACTGGCATCAGAAAACCTGGTATGAGAACCATCACCACCGCAACCGGGCCATTCTGAAGAGCCGACAGGTCGGCGCAACATGGTACTTTGCCCGTGAGGCGCTGTTGCGTGCGCTGTCTGACGATGTGAAGTACAAGCATCAGCTTAACCAGATATTTCTGTCGGCCAGTCGCCGCCAGGCGTACCAGTTCCGCAGCTTTATTCGTGCCGCTGCTGCTGAAGTTGATGTTGAGCTAAAGGGTGGTGACATGATCCAGCTGTTCAACGGTGCGGAGCTGCATTTTCTCGGCACGTCAGCCGCAACCGCGCAGTCGTACACCGGCAACCTGTATTTCGATGAGTTTTTCTGGGTCGGGCAGTTTGCCAACCTGAAGAAAGTGGCTGGCGCGATGGCGACCCTGAAGGGGTTGACACGCACCTACTTCTCCACGCCATCGGCTGAAAGTCACGAGGCGTACCCCTTCTGGTCGGGTGAAGCCTTCAACAAAGGCCGCAGCCATGGTAAGCGCGTGGAATTCGACACGTCCTGGAAGACGCTTAACAGTGGGGTGATGTGCCCGGATAAAATCTGGCGCCAGATCGTCACGTTGCAGGATGCGGTCGATAACGGCTGGGATCTGACTGACATTGACGAAATCCGCGAGGAAAACAGCCCGGAAGAGTACGACAACCTCTACGCCTGCACCTTCATCAAGAACGGCGAAACGGCCTTTGACTACAACATGTTGCTGAGCTGCGGCGCGGACGGCTATGACGAGTGGCCGGACTGGAAGCCCTACGCCATGCGCCCGATGGCCGATCGCCCGGTGTGGATTGGCTACGACCCCAACGGCTCCAGCGGTAAGGGCGACAGCGGGGCCATCTCTGTTAACGCGGCGCCACTGATCCCCGGCGGCAAGTTCCGCACTATTGAAACCATTCGCGTGCGCGGCATGGAGTTTGAGGCGCAGGCCGCCATGATCATTAACATGCTCACGCGCTACAACGTGCAGCACATCGGCATAGACGGCAGCGGCATTGGCGAGGCGGTTTACCAGCTCGTGAAGAAGCGCTTTCCGGCGGCGGTGTGCTACCAGTTCTCGCCAGCCAGCAAGCGCATGCTGGTACTGAAGATGCTGCAACTGATTCGCGCCGGTCGCTGGGAGTATGACCGCGGCGAATATGACCTGATCACCGCTTTCTGTGCCGTGCGCAAGGTGGTCACGCCCGGCGGTGTCATCACCTACGACACCGATCGCGCCCGTGGTGTGAGTCACGGCGATCTCGCCTGGGCGACCATGCTCGCCACCGTTAACGAGCCGCTGGGTCAGGAAGGCGGCAACACTATGACTGTTATGGAGTACTGATGAGCAGACGAAAATCCCCGCGCGGCAGGCAGCATGCCAGGGAGCAGGCCGACCTCGCCGACGCGCTGAAGTCAGCCCCCGGCCTGAGCGCGTTCACGTTCGACGGCCCGTGGCCGGTGACCGGTGCTCATGACCTGCTGGATAACATGTGCTGCGCCAATAATGGCCGGTACTACGAGACACCGATCAGCTGGTACGGACTAGCCCGCCAGTTCGGCTATGCGAGCTGGCACCAGTCGGCGCTGTTCTTCAAGCGTAACGTGCTGGCCGGGTGCTTTATCCCGCACAAGCTGCTATCGCGCCAGGCGTTCAGCGCCTTTGCGCTCGACTGGTTTGTGTTCGGCAATGCGTACCTTGAGATGCGCCGTAACCGCCTGAATGGGCCAATGGGTTTTCGTAACTCACTGGCGAAGTACACCCGCCGAGGTTCCGACCTCGATACCTACTGGTTTATTCAGTCCGGGCTTGATGATCACCAGTTCAAAACCAGTTCCGTGTGCCATGTGATCAACCCGGATATTCACCAGGAGATCTACGGCATGCCGGAGTACTTCGCTGGTCTGCTGTCGGCCAACCTGGCCCACTCCGCCGACAAGTTCCGCAAGCTCTACTACGACAACGGGTCGCATGCCGGCTGTATTGTCTACGTCAGCAGCGCAGTGGCCGACGGCGAGAGTCTTGAGAACCTGAAGAAGACGTTGACCGATACCCGACGCGGCGGGGCATTTAAAAACATCCTGCTGAGTGCGCCCGGTGTCGGCAAAGACGCCGTGCAGATCCTGCCGTTCAGTCAGATATCGGCGAAGGATGAGTTTGTCGGCGTGAAGTCCTCCACGCGTGATGACATGCTCGCGGCTCACCGCGTACCGCCGCAACTGATGGGTGCTATCCCGGAAGGTAACGGATCATTCGGCGACGTCGAGAAGGCGGCGAGGGTATTCGCGGTGAATGAGCTGACGCCGGTGATGGAAGCGATGAAGCATGTTAACGACTGGCTCGGCGAAGAGGTGATCCGCTTCAACCCTTACGCCCTGCTGGAAATCCCGAAGTAATCTGAAGGTACCGCACTGCCATTCCCGGCGGTGTGGTACCGACCTGCAGCACCACCATTCCCGGCCATGTCGGCCAACCTGCAACACCTCAATGTCATATCACCAACCAGACGCAGCCAGCGCCATTCTGGCGGGCTTTTGCCTGCCCGCTCGCCGGATGCACCGCGAAAGTGCGCGCCCGGCAGGCGGCTTTTGGCGAGGTATGCTGACCCCTTCCCTACCCCCAAAGCGCGCGCTTGCTCCCCCGCCTCGCCTGCGCGCTAAACCTGCATCTTTTTGTGCACTTTGTGCAAGCCGCCAAAGCCTCGCCAGTGCTGGTGCTGCGTAACAAAAACAATGTTTCAAAAATTGTGCAAAATTGTGCATTTTTGTGCACCCAATCATAAAGTGCGGCTCGATGTAACGGCAATCGTTTTGCCGTTACATCCAACCAAAGTAATTTAAGCTGGATCTGCATCTTTAGGCTTGGCTTTTCTATCGTAATTATTAATTTGCTCTAGAATGGCTTCACCTGTTTTGACTTCCTTCAGAAGTTCTGATAGCGCAAGCTCAAGCTCCTGCTTGTTAGAGCAAAACACTTTTTCGCCACTATATCTAATTGAACATGGATACCCAGAATCATCCTCTGACCATTCAGCAATTTCTATCCCATTCTTCCCTTCACTATCAAATATTCCTAAACCTTGATACTTCTGCGCCCCCCCAGACAGCTGCTGCGCAAGACTGAAAAAAGCTTGCGCTGTTGAATTCTCATGCTTTCGATAAAAAGTAGCATATCCAAACCTAGCTTTATTATCACTAATTTCTTTAACCTGTTCGCTTAAGTTGGAAAAAACAGAACGTATTTCCCTCTTATTATCTTCCGCTTTTTTAGCCGCAGCAATCCCTGCTAACAACGAACCTTTAAAATCTTTCATATCAACGCCTCTCGATTGATGAAATCACAGGTAAATGGTCAAATTTAGATTTTGAATTATAAATAAATCTAACAAATGTTTCATCATAAAAAACCTCTGTATTAGCCTCATCAAGAAACCAGTTACCATCCCTCACAAAACTTGATGAGAATATTATTTGATCAAACGTTCGCCAGCGATGAATCTCATCACCTTTATGATAATATGTTCCACACCCTTCAAATTCTTTATGTTCAGGAAACATTTTTCCATTAACCAAATGTCTCCAGAATGGATTATACAAAAGCCTCGGCGATTTTTTAACAAGATTTATATCTCTGGAAGCACATAATATATCAGTCAAACTTTTATTAAACGGCTCCTCGTTAAAATCTCCAAGAATTATAACATTGTTTATTTTTCTTTGCTCAATGCTAGCAAACACAGCATCCCTTAGAGCAACACTAATATAGTGTTTTTTTGTAGAATCCTCATGATCGTACAATCGACTAGACCAGTGAACCAAATATAACGTAATCGGCTCACCAGTCTCTTTTATCGTGAAATCAATTTCTTGGCCTGCATAAATATTATTTGATATATATGGCTTGCTTATTATTTCGGAGTCGTTCAATTCAAATACGTTAGATTTATAAAAAACACACAAATCAAATTTTTTTCTTCCATCCCTCATTGTTCCATCATATACAGAAAAACCAAGTTCAGAGATCCATTGAAAAATGAAAGAAATATCATCTTTAGATACTTCACATAAACATAAAACGTCAATGTTTTTTTCTTGAATCAAGCGTAATAATGTAAAGACGACATAATTTTTATGATCATCGCTAGCAGTATTTTCTTTAGAATGTGGAGACATACTTGTGTTCCACCATGCGAAGGTGATTTTTTTCTTATTTCTTGATTCCATTGCAATAAATCCCCTAAGAAAAATATAACCACCGTACTTATCAAGCACTCACTTTAAGAAGGTTGCAAATAAACGTCAATAGTAAAATATGTGATTACAAGCTTCAATCTTGCATTTACCTATTTTGGTTTCACTGCTCTGCTCCAGCGCGTGACCAAGTCACGCACTGCCCTATATTCGGAAGTTGGTTTATCTTTCTCGCCGGCGCGCCACACCTTCACCTCGCGCAACCAGCCATTGTCCGCCGCAAGCAGGCCGCCACCGTGACGAACGCGGGTACCGCCAGCGACTGATCGCACAATCTCATCACTGACAAAAATCCGGCAGCTGCGCGCCGATGCTGGCGATCACCTCTTTGGAGATGCTGTTCTTTTGCGTCGATTCCTGTTACTGCGCCTGGCGCATTGCGGCTTCGGTCTTTTTCTTCTGATATTCCGAAACCGCCGCGGCGTAGTTATCCGCGCGCCGCTCTGCCTCGATCCGCAGCTGTTCACGCCAGCGGCATTCCGCCTCTTCCGGCGTCAGGCTCATATCTTTCGCGGCGGTAACTTTTGGCCCCCACGCCAGCGCGGTTTCGTCATCAACCGACGTGCACAGGCCGCGAGCGGTACTCGTGAAGGCTTGATCTGAGCTTTCCCGGGCGGATTTTCTGAGGCTGCTAGTGATTTCCTGTCTTTACTGGCGTGAATATCGCCTCAAAACATCGATATTCAGCGGAAGTTCTGTCACTGAACTGTCGTCAGGCGCGGTTTTATCAGCTGACACCGCCGTTTCTGACGGTGTGAGACGCTATTCACCTGCAGCCTCCTTCCTTCCCATGTCGGACAACCTGTATGTCTCAGAGTCCTATTCCAATCAAACGAAGCCAGAGACATTCTGGCGGGCCCTGAACAGAAATGACCCGCCTCGTCTTAAAGCTAAACATGTATCTTTCTCTACACTTTAGCGGTCCGCCCAGGTCCCGCCAGTGCTGGTTCTGGTTCTGGTTTAGTTTCAGTTTCAGTTTCAGTTTCAGTTTCAGTTTCAGTTTCAGTTTCTGCGTAGCAAAAATACAGCTTCAAAACCTTTGCACATTTATGCACTTTTCGTGACTTCAATGACTTTATTGTCTACTAACAAAGCGAATTGGCTTAATATCTTCACTACTTAACCTTGTCGACTCCATAAAATATATATTCAACATCACTAATTTTTCTTACCACTACATTTTTATCATCAATGATAAATACAAAGTCTTTTGTTAAAGCTAGCATTTTATGCGATGAACGCAGATCACCATTTTTTGTTATAACTTGTGCTTTAACTGTATTCTCATCTCTATATGCATTCATAATAGGTATGTAAAGTATTGACATAACTATTTGAAATGGTATCGGGGACATAAAAAACAAAAAAATAGCATGTTTTATCTTTTTTTTCCTTTGAATATTCCTCACAAAAGAAAACAATGATATCGCTGAAGAAAAAAGCGCAACAAAAATTGCATACAATGCTCCTACAAGATAGTTCTTTTGCTCATATGACAAGCCATCAATATTAAGAATCGGCATCACTAAAAAACTCGACAAAGTATAAAAAAACAACAATAAAACAGACCAAGCTAGGTAATAACTTGTACTCACATCTTTATATATTTTTTTTAGAAACCTGAAGACACCCAATGCCTTTCTCTTGATCAAATACAACAAGAAAAAAAAGAAAAACATAATACAATTAACTGTCACAAGCGTAAAAACGAGTAAGGGAACGGATCTCTGAAGCCCGTCAATATATGAGAAGTAATCATAAAAATTTATTCCAAAGTATTTCCAATAAGCATAATTATACAAATAACAGTACAAACCAATTGCCAAAGTTATTACCGCCACCCATTCTGTTATTTTAAAATTTTTACTTTCCATCTGGAATATACCTCCTCTATAAAATAGCTGTAATCAATATTATTTATTTAATGTGAAACTTACGAACATTACTCTTCCAAGGAGCTTTGGGCTACCATTATTGTCATCCTCTCTGCGGAAGGTAAAGAGGCAAACGTTCCCTTCCAGCGCTGCGCTTTTCGCTTAATCCGATAACGGTCATTTTAGTCCTTACCGGCGAATGCATGCGAGTACGTGGTATCCTCCTAGTACTTCATCCAGATCTTCTCCGTTCGCACTCCGCCGCGTGTCATTGCCTGAAATTCCTTGCTGCGCTAGCCCGGTAAGGCGTTGTCATAAACCGAAGGGGGATTGCCCGATACGATTACACTCACATTTTCAGGCATCGAGCAAAAGCAATGCAGCAGACGGCAATGATCGCCAACTGTGTTTTCATGCTGATAGCCCGCGGAGCTGCTGCGCTTTTCATGGAGATAAGGCGGATCAGAATAAATTAAGACGCGGCCGGCAGAGACGTAATCGAAACAACACAAGAACTCGACGGCATCGCCAGCATCAATAAACAGGGTGTCCGCCAGTCTATCCAGAAAATCAGGGTTGCCCTGATTAAACGCCTCGACGGTTTCCGGGTCAATATCGATCCCCCAATTATGCAGCGCTGGTAGCTTGCGCAGCATCACAGCGCCGCCGCCCAAGTGCATTTCAATGTAGGTATCATGCGGCGGCATTTCGGCAATGATTTTTTTATAAACACCGCTGGCCACTTTGCTTCCCAGATAGCTCATATTCGCCAAGCCTCAAAAAATAGCTCTGCAGCACCGCCAAGAATGACGGTACTCGATAGAATATCCAGCATGGTTATTTCTGGCGGTAGCGATGACTTACACCCAACCGGCTCAACCAGCTATTAATCTGCGTTTCTGCTGAAACCGGGATCTTACCTTTTACTCGGATCAAATCACCGGCACTGGTTGCGATGTAAAAGTGACTACCCAGCCGCACGCGATGACTGGCCATCAAGGCCAAAAGTTCTCCGGTACCCAAATCGAAGCCAACCGAACTTGCAAAATCACGGAGTTTTTCTGCCTGCGGTGAAAGCACCGGCATCTCCCACTCCGACGAAAGTCTCCACATCTGCCTTTTCTCCTTCTCTTCTGCTGCCTTCGCGCTAAGCCTGCGGCCAACATCTCTCTTTTCCTGTCTCGTCATCGCGTCAAAATCGATCATGCGATCCTCTCCGTCACCACCTGCGCCCGGGACGGGCGTACAGTTATTGACAGAACTCCGAGGGGCCGCTGCGCGGCCTTCTAAGGTCAAATTCTCGCCCGACGACGGCTTACACTTCGGAACAATTTTGTAATCAGCGGTGCGGGTAAAAATGATAGATTCACGGATTGTGAAGGGGCAATAGACGCCGGTGATTTTGGCGACCGTGTCACCATAATCATTGCCATCCTCGGTATATTCGTAATTGAGACGTACGCGCACACAGTCGCGAGATACCAACGGGCCGCCCTGGGCGTGGTTGTAGCCCGGCCAGTCCGACGCGTCAGCAGCTGCGCGGGCCTCTTCGATCTCGGGATGCAAAACCAGCTCGCGATTACCTAACCGGCGCAGCTCGCGCCAGGTAGTAACTGGCGCACCGCCGATCTGTTGAAACTGGCGGATATTCCAGCGCGATGCCCACGCACGCACGCGCTTTGCCATCTCTTTAACAGGCTGGCCAGATTCGTCGTCTAACTCGCCGTCCATGCCGTAGCCGTCGATATTTTTAGAGATGTACTTCGCGATATAGCCCGTTGCAGAGCCAAATTTTTCATCAATCGGCGTAACGGTAAACCGGTGCTCCTGCGCGCCCGGCTCGTTGCCGTCCTCTTTCAGGGCGTGCTTGCGGAAAACCGCCGTTGCAAACTCCACCTCTTCCGGGTGGAGAAACAGCAACAGATGCCAGTGTGGCGTTCCATCATGGTGCGGTTCAGCAACGCGAAAACCGAATGCGCGGATCCCCTCGCGTCCCCATTTCGCACGGACACGCGCCCACACTTTGCAGAGGTATTTCTGCGTCTGGCGCGGGCTGGCGTCGCGATATTTATCGTTGCGCCTGCCTGATTTTACGTGCGTGGAGTGATATCGAGACGGCGCAGTCAGCGTATAGAACATGCCAACCAGTCCCATTTCTTTTGCCATATCCTCAAAACCGCGCATGCGCACCATCAGCTCGGCGCGGGCGTTTTTGGGGTTGGATGTGCTGCTCATAACTTTATCAAGCAGCGAAGTGCGCTCGCCGGTGTCCTGGTCTTCCAGCTCCATGGCCTGAAGAAATTCAAAGTTTGCCTTTTTCTGGGCTATCCATTCTTTGAAGCAGGGATCTGAGCAGTACGGCGACGCCACTTTACTGACGTAGCCTGCGGCGATCATGAGGTGCTCACGCCAGCGATCATGTATCCGGCGGATTTTCCCTAACCACCACTTTTCTGACTGAAGGCGGGCAACAGCACGCAGGGCCTCTTCGGCTTCCAGCTCCTCTTCGCAATACCGGCCCCATGCAGGGATCGCGATATTGAGCGTCGTCGCCTTGCTAGCGATGTAGCCGTAAGCGTAAAGCGTGGAAAACTCCACATCGGCGTTTTTCTCGTACTGGAAATCAAACTCGCGCATAAACTCGCTTTTCATCAGATTTGCAAGCTTATAGGCCAGTCGTTTCAGGCGCTTTTTATCCGCCCAGGGCAATAGGTGAAAGTCATCACGAAGGGGAACAAGGATCGCCGGGAGCGCGCTTTGTGGCAAGTATTGGGCGTTAACCGCATCGACACGGCGTAACACATGGCGCTCAAACGTGCTGAACAGCCAGCGCACGGCCTCTTTTGGGTCCTGGTGCTCGAGGGATTCCAGGCGCAAAGAGAATCGCTTACGGATAAACGCTGGCAGAGCCTGAACCCGACGGCGCAGGTAGTGAGCGCGGCCTTTACGATCGAATGCTTCCCGCGCGGCACCCTCACGCGGGCGCATGGGGGTGTGATAGACCGTATCGACCAAATCCGCATAAGCGAGCGTCTTCCGCTCGCCTTCCGGGTTAAGATACTCAATTGCGGAATCTGCGGCGTCGCCGGGGTTAATGGCCTGTCGTTTGGCGTTCCAGTTCCATGCTAAAGCGGTAGTATCAGACATCATCCACCGCTTCCGCATTTTTTATGCTGACGGTCTTTGCTTCCCTCAGTGCATCCACTGCCCCCTGGATGTATTCAGGTGATCGGTTCATTTGTGGTATTCCTTGTTGTAGGTTTCGTGGGTCATAAGTCGCCACTGCTGGCCACCGTTCTTAGTGAGAAAGCGCCAGCGGCGGCCGATGCGAATTACGAGATAGGCATGCGGTTTAACGCGGGAAAAGTTGCGCTGACCGCGGGCGAAGCATTTCAGGGCGGCTAACGCCCTGTTGCAGACTGGCAGCGGTGCGCTACAAATGACGGAGAGACGCGGATGCATGGCGGACCTCACAGCGATTCAATGTGCGGAGAAGTCAAGCGCTGCCAGATCTCGCAAACTTGCTCGGCCTGATATCGCGCATCAGTCATGGTGTAACGCACCAGAGCGCGGCGCGCGTGGGGCGCGTAGCCGGTAGCAGCAGCGAGATCGAGAAGGGAGCGAATGCAGCGGAATTTTGTACCTTCGGGGAAGATTCCAGGAACTTCTGCGCGCTCAACTGCATACTGCAGTGAAACCAGCTTTTCCGGGGTATCCTTGAACCACACAAATAAACTATCGAACCGATGCTCGGTGTTGTCGGCAATAAAGCCCGCCAGGTCGCACATCACACCTTCTTCGGACTCTGTGGCACTCATTAATTCAGCGCGCCAGTGGGAATCCTTTTTCATCCACTCAAAAGCTGTATCAACGCTGACCAGGCCTGTCGCTATCCGGATATTGATTGGAGAGTAAAAGCTTTTCCCAATCTGACCCGTTGACGGCTCAAAGAACACGGCCTCGATAGCGAGCAAAGGTGAAGACTCTTTCTCGTTGATGATTATCAAATCGACCATTAAATGATTCATTATTTATTGCCCTCGCTGATTGTTAATTCGCGGCTATCAATCCACCGCTCGACTGATAAATAAATATCTTCCGGAGTAGCATTTTCCTTTTTCAGCTGGTCGACAAAAATACGCAGCAGGCCCAGCAGATGAGCGCGTTCATGCTTCCGCGCGTTGGTGCTGATTTCCACAAACTCTGGATCGCTTATTCCGCCATCCAGCTTTATTGACTTGATCGGCATACAACCTCCTAAAAAAGGCAAAAAGAATCCCCGACAAAATAAATGCCGTTATTTTTAACGTCGATTAATTAGTGGTTGGGTCGCGGTTTTCTTTTAATCTGTTTGAATAACCTTTCGTGCCAGTAATACAAAAAGTCGATAAACGTCATTCGCGCACGCTCATGATTACCGCGAATTGTTTTCTCCAGACCGTAAATAATTAAATCTATCGACGGGCTGTCAGCGGTGACATAGACGCGAGCGCCGTTCTTCAGGTGAACGGTGAAGCCCTGCTCTGCGCTTTCCACCGCTTCGCGTATCAGCATTTCACGTTCCCACGATGTTTTCTCTTCGGTAAACATGGCGGACTCCAATGATTAATAGAGGCGTGGGCGCTTCATCTGCGCTGACACCGTGGCCGACTGTTTCAGCTGCTGAAGCATTTCTGGTGTAACTTCCACTGTTACCGCCAGCGGCTTAAAAAACATCACTGTCTTGCTTGCTGCTTCCGGTTGCTCAGCATCCATAGATGACAGGTCGTATGGCTTCGGGATATCGCCATTAGTGATCGAGATAATGATGTTGCGGAGTTCTTCCAGTGTGGTTTCATCGTTTTCGCCCTGGAGCATGGCGAAGTGATAAAGGTGGGATACGCCGTGGCGTAAAAGTTGATGTGAATAATCGTGGTTCCATTCCAGAAACTCTTTATTGAAATGGAAGCATTGCAGTAGTGAGTTAATTTTGTCGGCGTATTCTCTTTTCATTTTCGACCTCGGCTAATTAATGAATAATGAAGCGGCTGTTATTAATAATCCGGTCTATCGTTTTACGTGCTTCCGATAACGCAAAATCAATCCCGAAAGAATCACCGTCTTTCATGATTTGATAACGCTTCTTGCCTACCCTGCGCGGTAATACGCGAATGGTGAAGCCGCAACAAATCCCGGCGTGCTTATTTATCCAGGTGACTTTAGGCAAGTTATCTCGCGTAATTCCGCTCCCTTTCTGCATGACTATCCCCTTTAGTTCATTGACTCAACAAAGCGTTCAGCTTTGTAGCGGGCGTTCATGTAGATGGCGAGCAAGTTTACTTCCCGCTTTGCTCGTGGGCGCGCCTGGATGATCGGTAAGCGGCCATCATCTGCGCGGTGCTGAACTGCTTTCAGCGTCAAACCGGTACGTTTTGCATAGTCGGCCAGGGACTCAGAAACACGATCGCCGAATGGGTAATCCCCCGGCAAATCCCTGATTTCAGGTGGCGTGGTAGCTCTTCTTGCGTTTCTTGCCATGTGTTATCCTGCCTTGTTTGGGTAGTTTGGGGTTTTATTGGTTCATTAACATGAACCAACTTTAGATCATAGGAATGAACCATGTCAAGCGAGCTAAGCGAGAAACTAAAGCTGATTAGGGAAGCTGAAAATTTAAGCCAGGCAAAATTTGCCGATTTAACAGGTATTTCCATAAGCACAATTAAGAAATATGAGGTTGGGATAATGGAGCCTGGTGGGGTAACACTGAGAAAAATCACAACTCACGAGGTCTTCAAAAAGTACACCTTGTGGCTAATGAGCGATGAAACCAATGAAGCATCCGGCCAGATAGCTCCGGCTCTCTCCCCTGATGGGCAAAACGGAACATTGAGCCGCCGAAGCGCGAAGAAGGTTGGCTAACTGCTTTAAATATAATGGAAAGATGGGGTAAGGGTGGGATCTATCATGAGAGGGGGATTTTCTGGTGAGCATTAAGTCTCTTAAAGATGGCTACATGGTTGACATGCGCCCGCAGGGTCGCGAAGGCCGTCGTATACGAAAAAAATTCGCCACTAAATCCGAAGCCCAGCAGTATGAGCGGTGGATCTTGTCTTCGCAGCATAACAAGGGCTGGCTAGACAAAGCTCCGGACAAGCGCCCATTCTCCGAACTCATCGAGTTATGGTGGCGCATCAAAGGCCAGACCATGAAATCAGGCGAAAGCACACGGCGTAAGCTTGAGCGTGTTAATGAGGCGATGGGCTTCCCCGCCACCGACAAGGTAAATAAAAACACCTGGGCTGATTATCGCGCTGGCCGGTACGCCGCAGGCATAAAGGCCAAGACGCTCAATCGCGAACAGGAAACGCTTTCTTCTCTGTTCGGTACGCTCATTGAGACCGGGAATTATCACCACGAAAACCCCTTTAAAGGCGTCTCACCGCTAAAAGTACACGCGCATGAAATGGGCTACCTGCTGAAGTCGCAGATTAACCAGCTTTTGACTACCCTGCCCGAGCCGGAAAACCTCGCGGCGCGATTAAGTCTGGCGACCGGCGCCCGCTGGGGTGAGGTCGTTAAACTAAGGCGAACACATCTTGCTCATTCAAAGGCGATATTTATTAACACCAAGAACAGCAAAAACAGAACCGTGCCTGTTAGTAATACGCTGTTTGAGGAGCTATGCGAGCGGGGAATGGGCGATATTTTTGCGGACGTGGATTACGAGCTGCTGCGCCGGACGATCAAGCAGGTTGCCCCGGACCTACCGGACGGCCAGGGGGTTCACGTTCTGCGGCATACCTTCGCCAGTCATTTCATGATGAACGGCGGCAATATTCTGACCCTGCAAAAAATACTGGGTCATTCGAACATACAGCAAACAATGGTTTACGCACATCTTGCGCCTGATTACTTACAAGATGCTGTGCGGTTTAACCCTCTGGAGAACTAA